AGAGCCAGAAATCCCTACCGTTAGGGTGCATGAAGACCCTGTAGCAAACCTCGCTAAGACGTTTGTGAACGATGCTAAGCGGTATGTTGAGGCGGCTCATGGCTGGAATGCCACTCGCTACCTCTGGCAGTTTAGTACGCAGGCTAACACCCCAGCGTATGTACTGCCTGAGACCAGTAATGGCTGTCGTATTACAGGTGTAGAGCTAGACAATGCTCGCTTAGATCAATGGGATCTTAGAACCCTGATTGCTGGCAAGCCTAGGTTTGGCAGGCCATTTAGATGGGCTATGGAAGGCACTGATGATGACGGCAATCTGATGATGCGTTTTGACAACATCCCTGATGACGTATGGCCTATTACTGTATTGGGCTGGCGGCAGTTGCCAGATTTAAAAAATGACACAGATATGCTCAGAGTTCCTGACCAGCCTGTTCTCTATTACGCCTTAGCGTTAGCGGCTAGAGAGAGAGGTGAGGTAGGGGGCCAGACAGCGGCAGAGCTATTTAGTATGGCGCAAAACTATATCTCTGATGCCATAGCACTGGACGCTAACCTTTCACCCACTGAGTACACTTGGGCGGTAGTCTGATGGCACAACCTGTACAGCAAGTAGCAATCCGCGCTCCCGGTTTTCAGGGGTTGAACACTGAGCTGTCACCTATCAACGGTGATCCTGAGTTTGCTTTGGTTGCTGACAATGTAGTTGTAGATCAGATTGGCAGATTATTGAGCCGGAAAGCCTTTGGCAACCCGCAAAATATTGGCGATCAGGTTCCTATTGACCTGACATTGCCTGTAACTAATGGCAATGGATTTGGCCCTGATCGACTGCAAGGTTGGAACTGGTCAGATAACGTAATTAACATTAGCAACAAAGATGGTGTGAAGGGTTTTATCAGCGCATATGCAATTGATGGCTTTACTGGTGAGCCAGAGCTTTCTACTTACACAGTTCGGTCTACTGTTAGCTTTCGCGATATAACATTTATCTTGCCTAATACTCCGTCAGGGTTTCCGGATACCATAGGGCAGATACTGTTTTATCAACAGGAAGGACAGGTAATCAGCACGGTAGATCTAACCTGCACTAGCCAGATTAACGGAAACGAAATTCAGTATTGGCCCTCCTTTTCGGAAATGGCCGTGAACACAGTGGTAGCTGATCCTTTTGACCTTCTTTATATTGATTATGTTGCGCATCCTGACCTTCCTGATGGCTGTCGGGTAGACATCAGTGTGTCAATTGACGCACTTCACATAGACGGCTTTGCCGCTGGAGAGCGTGGTCGCAATGAGATCATAACTCTGGGTAAAGACGTTATTGGCAGAGCCTCTGAAGAGCAGGAGCAGGCTGACTTCAGGCCCGTGTTTATTTATCGCTGGGGCGACAGCTACCTCTATCCAGAAGAAACCCGAACAATACCCTTGGGCATGAAGAAAAAAAGACTTGTCCGAAGTCACCCTGAGTTAGATGGGAACATTCAATACGCTGTCGGCGCATACAATCGTGGCGATGATCAGATCGTGGATTTATCCCTGCCTAATGACTATGAGACTGACGTTCTCTTGACTGGCACGTTTGTCAACTTTAACGCCGAAGACTTGACTACTGGCAATGACAGGCTCCTGCTGTTTGTTAAAGGCAAACCATTCTTGCGTTTAGAAGATGATGACCGCTTTGTTGATGCGGGTGGAGAGTGGACTGACGGAGCTGGGAATAAGTATCCCATCGATGGTGACATTGCTATCTCTGCTTACGGCAGGGTGTGGGTTACTGGGGTGGGTGGCGACTATCACCAGATCCACTATTCAAAGTTGCTGGATGAAACTGTCTGGTATGACGAGTCTGTTGATTACGATGGTTTTAACGATGCAGGGGTTATAGATGTACGCGAATACTGGCCTGTGGATGGCGACAGCATTGTTAATATCCATGCTCATAACGGCTTTCTGCTTGTCTTTGGTCGCAACAGCATTCTTGTATACGCTAATGCTGACGCCGGTAATCCTGCTGGAATCATTAATCAGCCGGAGTCGGGGATCTTTTTACAGGACACCATAAGCAATGTGGGATTGGTACGCCGTGATGCTATATGCAATATCGGCACTGATGTTTTGTTTGTTGATGACTCTGGTGTGCGCTCTCTTGGCAGGGTAATTCAAGAGAAATCAAACCCACTGCAAGAACCCAGCTTAAACATCCGCAGGGAGATTCAGGAGGTTATTCAGACTGAGATTCTTGATTCACCCTCGCACAGTGCTATCAGATTCAGATATATGCCCTCTGAGTCTATTGCTGTACTGCTATTTGCCAGTCTGGAAATAGCCTATGTGTTCCATACAAATATGCCGTCAAAGACCGGCGGCTTAAAAATCACTCGCTGGACTGACTGTTTTTGGAATGATGCTGTTGAGTTAAAGCAGTGGCAGGAGGACATCGTATTCCTTGGCGGCAAGCCAACAAAGGGGCTGATGAAATACGATGGTTATCTTCAGAGCAATCTTGCTGGAGATCCAAACCCATACGTCATGCGCTATGAAAGCATGGCGCTGGCTTTAGGCCAGAGTCCTATGCAAACCACCATTCCTAAGTCTGTTCACTATGTCTGCATGGGTGAGTTTGTCCCCGGTCAGGCCAACGCTTTGTGGGGATTCTCTGACAGATTCATTGGTAGCAGAGAGTTTCAGGTAGAGGTTGATGGTGGCTCTGAGTACAACGTCAATGAGTTTACTGATGACGGTAGCGAGGAGCTGGCTGGCTACTACCCTGATGGTGGGCCGTACTACAAAGGCTACAAGATTAATACCACAGGATCAGGTGAGCTGTTCCGTGTGGGTTTTGAAGTTAAGGTTCAGGGTGGTCGTTATGCCCTGCAAGAAATTGATATTAATTCTGCTGTCGGGAGGCTCACAGCATGACTACTTTAATGAACTTGCCGCAAGGGTTTGATCCAGCTTTTGCTCCTCAGTCTGCGCAGGTTGGCGCTTCACCCAACAATGCAATGCTTCCATGGGCAAGTGGTATGCCCGGAGGTGGGATGCAGGCTACTGCTGGCCCTAATGGGCAGATGCGGATTGGTGCTGGACTTCTTCAGCCTCAACAAATGAATTCTAAAATGGCCTCCCAAACCACTGAAGGTGAAGGTGAAACCCTCACTGAGTGGGCTACTGGCAAAGTGCCTACCACCACTAATCCAGACGGTAGCTGGAAAGGCTTTGGTGATTTTTTTGGCGGGCTCGGAGAATGGCTCAGTGGTAGCGCCGGAGCAATAGCTGGCATTGGCTCTATTGCTGGGGCTTTAGATAATGCTAATGACACCAGACAGCTTGGTGTTGGCATTCAAGCTTATCTAGATAGCTTAGGCAGTCAGTTAAATACTGGCTCTCAGTTTCAGGGGTACGGTGTTACCACTGGTTTAGGCAATAGCTCTGTTGGTCAGCAACAAATGAAGGACGCTCAGGGCAACCTAATGGTTGATGCTGATGGCAATCCCGTTATGCAACAGGTCACCAACCTTGGCATGAACGACGCCTATGCTGATTACGATTGGGGAGAAGCTGGAGCCCCGCAGGGCTACGTTGCCGGTATGAACGGCCTAGCTCAGCAGGCCGCTAACTCTGCATACGGCACGGCTAATACTCTGACTCAACAGGCTGGAATGTCTGTTGCTGATCGCCAGAATGCTATCTACAAAGACATCATGGCTACTCAGAATCCTGAGCTGAACAGGATGCAAACTGAGCAACAGGCCGCTGAGTACGCCAGAGGCCGCGGAGGAGTCCGTGGATCGCAGTATGGCGGCACTGCTGAGGATGCGGCTATGGCTAGGGCCAGAGCAATGGCGTCTAATGACGCGACATTCAGAGCGCGTGAGATGGCTAATAACGAGCGCGGTATGCTCGGTCAGCTAGCTGGTCAGTTTGGTAGCTACGGCAATCAGGCGGCACAGGCGGCTTACCTGCCAATGCAACAGCAAATGGCAATGCTTGGGCTGGGTCAAAAGGATGCTGATATGGCACAGACTGGTCAGCTTACTGGTCTTGATTACATGGCTCAGCTTGCTCTGGGTGGAACCAATGCCAATATGCAGGCACAGCATTCAGCTAACCAGCTTACTGGCAACATCTACGACACAATCTTTAGCAACATTGGTGGCGCTCAAGGATCTGACGGTGGCTCTGCTTCTGGCTTGCTTGGCGGGATAGGTGGCGGCCTTGATTGGCTGGCTAAAGCACTCGGCTTTGAGGATTAAATAATGGCTAGATCTCAAGCATCAAATCTATCAGGTCTGCTGACCTCTATTGGTGATACAGCAGGCAAGTTTGGCGATACAGGTCAGCAGTATGTAAAGACTCTGGGTCGTAGCTTTGCCCCTAAGCCAGACATGAATGACTCAGCCAGCCTGCTTAGATATGCAGATTGGGCTAGGCGTAATGGCTATGACGAAGAAGCCAAGCAGTACATGGTACTGGGTGCTAATCAGCAGAAGTTAGAGCAGAAAAAAGCATACAAAACCTCTGTTGCTACTGGCACTGAAAAGCTAAGGAGAACTAAGTCGGCAGTAGCCCGTGTTAATGAGGAGATAAAGAGGCAGGAGGCGGCTGGCGTAGTTAACCCAGCAACTTTAGAGGCTAGAGATAGGCTCGTTAGTGCTTACTCGCAAACTGCAGACGAGCTTGATGCCATGGGTAAGGCCAGCGATTACGGCGTTGGCAATGAGGGCGCGGAAGCGGTGAGGGCTATCAGCGCCTATGAGTATGAGCAGGAACAGCAAGCATTGCAGATGGCAAACCTCAGATCCACGGCGCTAGAGAACTTTCAAGAGCAACTTGATAGAGGGTTTTCGGCTGGCATTAATCCTAATATGTACAGCGATCCCGCTCAGCAGAGAACGTATGAAGCCGCTTACCACGCGGCAGAGCAGACGGTTGCTGAGAGATTTGGGAAAGGAACTGAAGAATATAATTCAAGGATGATTAAGTTTAATAAAGACAGAACCATCGCCGCTCAAACCCAGAATGAGAAATACTGGACCAAGGTAGAAGCGCAGGCAGTTAAGCTGGGTGAGCTAGGTGTTAGCAGATTGCTTGAAGACTTAAACAGAGAGGAAGGTCCGTCATCTACCTTTGGTGGAAAGATACTAAGA